TAGCAGCAACTGGATACACAGCTGGATGTTCTAGTTCGGTTAGGCAAGTATTTGGTGGTGGTTATACTCCAAGTGCAATTAATGTAATGCAATATGTCACTATTGCATCAACTGGAAATTCTACAGACTTTGGAGATTTACTAGATACAACAGGATATGCTACTGGAACTTCAAATAATACAAGAGGAATTTTTGCAGGAGACTTACATCCATCATCTACTAACGTAATACAATATATAACTATTGCTTCTACAGGTAACTCAGCTGATTTTGGAGATTTAAATAATGCAGGTCACTCACATGGAACAACATCAGACTCGCATGGAGGTTTACAAGTTTAATATAATATAGTATAATCCTATATATGAAAGACGAATTATTACAGATATTTCCTACGCCTTTATTAATTACAAAGTATGAAGGTTCTTTAGTTGATGAACTAAAACATATTAATACATTAAACTGGGTAGAACAAACTGCAAATAAAAATTTTAAATCTAAAGATACTTATTTATTAGATCACGAACAATTTAAAAATATAAAAAATTTTATTTATGAGTCATTAAATAAATTTACTAAAAATGTATTTCAATCAGATCAAAGGTTAGTTGTTACGCAATGTTGGTTAAACAAAAATCCTAAAGGATCTAAACATCACGAACACGTACATCCTAATAGTATTATAAGCGGTGTGTTTTATTTTAAACAAGATCCTAAACTACCACCTATATCTTTTTCTAAATCAATACAACATGCAATGAAACTTGATCCTAAAAAATATAATAATTTAAATTCAGAAACATTTTTATTACCATGCACTGATGGAGAACTTATATTGTTTCCATCTAATTTGAAACACAGTGTACCTGTA